AATCCGGAACAACCTTCGGTCTTAGTCCCGATGAGACTGTTCGAGTACTTCTAAACCAAATCGAGACGGCTTCCCAGAAGGCAGCCGAGCGCGAGGTTTGGACCGGCGTTGCTGCTCAAGCTGACGGCCTACCGGATGCCTACCTTACCAAGGCCGCGACCACTGCCAGCATTGAAAAGGCATCGCTGACCGATGATGTCGCCACGGTAACCACCACTACTGCTCACGGCCTTAATGCCGGAGAGGTAGTCACTATCGCTGGCCTTACTTCTACTCTTGCCCCGCTCAATGGCACACACACGGTGACTTCGGCTGGTGCTTTGGTTTTCACCTTCGATCTTACCAACGCTGACATTGTGGAAGCCACTACTGCTGTGGGTACCGTATCGGGCCCCGGTCAGGTTGCCTCTCAGGTAGTCACTTCAGCAGGCGTCAACGCCGACCAGGCTCTTTATCTTCTTGAGCAGGCTATTTCAAACGCACCACTAGGGACGAGTGGCGTCATTCACATGACTCGCGATGTGGCCTCTGCTCTTGACTCCAGGCTTCAGGACGATAACGGCGTGCTACACACAAGGCTGGGTACCCCGGTCTCGGTAGGTAGCGGCTACACCGGAGACGGACCTGAGGGAGAGTCGGAAGCTACTGCTTCCGCCACCAACAAGTGGATGTATGCCACAGGATCTGTGACAGTTCATCTAGGAGATTCAGACATCGTGAATACGGTGGCTCAAGGCTTCGATTCGCACAATAACAACTATCTACTGAAGGCTCTCCGTCCGATTGCCGTCTACTTCGATCCATCTATCTTCTACGCCGCACAGGTCACCCTACCTTCGGCATAGTAGAATTAAACTCAAGAAAGAATAAGAGGAGAGCCCAATGGGAACCCAAGATCTTGCCGCAAGCATCCAGGGCGTTGGCATTCGCGTCACACGCCTGGACGCCAATGGCCTGCTGCTCAACAATGCGGGTGACAGCTACACTACGGCTGCCTTCATTCAGGTCACATTCACCCCGGAGTACGAGTCCGGCGATGAGATTACGCAGAAGGCTGCATCCGGTGCGGTTTGCGTAACCTACCAAGCCCCAGACACCCTGAAGCGCATCACCATGGAGCTTGCTATCTGCGAGCCGGACCCAGAGCTTACCAGCCTGATCTCCGGTGGTCTGCTACTGCGCAAGAACCTCGGCACCGATGTGTCTCCTAACAACAAATCCGTTGGTTGGGCTGCGCCCGGCATCGGAGACGATCCGGCTGGTAATGGTGTAGCCGTTGAGGCCTGGAGCCTCGCAATCAAGGATGGCAAGAAGGCCTCCAGCTTGCCGTACTTCCACTGGATCTTCCCCTACACCAAGCTTCGTCAGTCCGGCGACCGGGTTATCGAGAACGGCCTGCTGGCTACCACGTTCGAGGGCTTCGGTCTCGGTAACGTTGAATTCGGTTCTGGCCCGGACGAGCGCTGGGAGTGGCCGATTGTCACCTCTCGCCCGTACAGCTATGCACGTAGCGATTGGGCCCCGATCGGGTTCAATGGTTTCTACACCTGGCACGGGGACTTGACAGCCTCACTGAGCAACTTCGCGTTGACCTCCAACGTAGCCACCCTGACTACTTCCGTACCTCACCAGTTCCAGGTGGGTGACAAGGTAGTTGTTGCAGATCTTGCTTCTACCGGTGCCCCGTTGAATGGTAGCTACACGATTCTAAACGTGCCGACCACCACCACGTTCACTTTCGCTAAGACTACCACGGATATCGTTTCGGCAACAACTGCTGTCGGTACGGCCACGGTCGGAGCCGGTGGAGTTGCTGTTACGGATCTGCCGGATGGTACGGAAGCTGACGTGTTCAACGTTCCTGGTAACAAGTCGTACGTTGAGGGTACTGCCGTTGACACGATCGTAGATTCCATCAAGAACCCGTCCTAAGAACCACAAACCACAGACAAGTTGAGAATGAGTGGTGTGCCCAGTGCATACCACTCATTTTCATTAAATGACGAGGAGTAAGCATGTCCAGCCCAAGCCAATTATGGTGCATCCCGTCAGAGCTACAGGCCCAATCTACCTCACCGCTGGCCCAGGAGGCATGCCAGAGCGCGTCTTTTCTGTTGTGGGCCCTGTCGGGCCGAAAGTTTACTGGATACACGACGGTCACCGAAACATATGACTACCCGGAGTCTTCTGATACTGGGTACAGCTATTTCATCCTGAACTACGAAGGTAAGATCTCTACTCGACTGCGCCTAAGGGGCAAGCCGGTGGTGGTGGTTACCGAGGTCCGGGACACCGCATTGGACGAGGTTATCGATCCTACCGCTTATCGAGTAGATGACCACTCTGTTATCCGTTTTGACTATGCCCTCTCCCACAGCGTGGATGTGACCTACACCTACGGCGGAAATGTCCCCATTGCCGGGAAGATGGCGGCTCGGATGCTGGCTATGGAGTTTGTCAAGCTGTGGAACGATGACGACGATTGCATGCTCCCAAGCCGAGTCACCACGATTACCCGGCAGAACGTGTCCATGACAATTTTGGACCGACAGGACTTCATCGCGGATCTGCGTACCGGCGTGTATGCCGTGGACCTATTCCTGAAGAGCGTCAACCCATACAAGGCTACCCAACGCGCCAAAGTTTTCTCTCCTGACATCCCCCGTGGACGCAGGAAATCCCAATAAATAACACAAAGAAAGAGAGACCATGTCCGCTCAAACAAATTTCCGTGCCATTGACTTCAAGAAGGCCGTTCCGACTGTTGAGGAAGAGGCTGTAACGCCCGTAAAGCCTCCGAAAGAGCCAGTAGCACCTGTTACTCCTGTAGAAGAGGTTAAGCCCGTGGTTGAGCCTGTGAAGGCTGCCAAGACTACGAAGCCGAGGAGCCCAAAGAATGCTTCCGCCGCTAAGTAACTACGACATCAATGAGGAGGCGTTTCACCTCAAGGATGCCCTCCAGGCTACCCTAGACGCACTGGTTGCAGTCTATCAAGCCTACAATGTGCCCCTGCCCGAACGCCGCTACTGGTCCATGGGCGATGTGGCGATTGATTGTGAGCAGGCCACGGTCTCGTTCGTGAATCTCTACCCCGGCATGCCGGGGGATCAGGCGGCTACCCCGCAACGATGCAACGTACCGCGGACAATGGTGGTAACCATCCAAATCTGCCGACCCACGGCAGTGCTGAGAAACAGTGGTGCAGCGCCGAGTGCTGAAGCCATCCAGACGGCAGCCGAATGGCCAGCCGTGGACGCATGGGTATTAGCAGACTCGTTGGAGCAATTTGACACGTGGGGCGGTAATGGTTTCGGGCCTGGTCCTGGCGTTATTGCGACCATTGACTCGATGGCTCCTGAGGGTGGTTTCCAGGCAACACGCATGCAATTAAGTGTGGTCGTGCCCTAGTGCCAATCAGCTTCCAGTTCCAAGGGCTCATCCTTTATAAGCCGGTGCTGGACTATGTGCTCAATGACCCTAAGGGGGATGTTGGCCGGTATCTAAACAAACTCGGTCGGATCCTGGTGATTGCGGCCCGTAAACAGGTGGGTGTCGATACTGGACTGCTGCGCGCGTCCATTCACATGAACCACTTCCGGAACGGGCTAGGCCAATACATCTGGATTGGCTCCGAGGACCCGATTGCCTTAATGCACCACGAAGGTACGAAGCCTCACATCATCCTGCCGAAACGGCATGAGTTTCTACGCTTCTCAGCGGGTGGTCGCGTTATCTATACACGAGTGGTCAAGCACCCCGGCACTAGGCCGAATCGCTATCTGTCCGACAGCCTCATCCTTGTCCGCATCTAGTAAAATAAAGGTGAGGATTCCCTCATGACACACTACCCTAAAACGCAAGGAAAATCAAATGACTGCAAAGAAAAGATTTAAAGATTTTGGCGCGGAAGATGCGCCTCAAGCAGAAGCTCCTTCCTTCAAACTCTACGACGAAACATTCACTGGAGTAGCGGATATTCAAGGCTCTACGCTACTAAATCTTGTTAAGGATTCTCAGGATCCAGATCCGGCTGTGTCTGCTTCCATCATCCTTTCATTCTTCGAAAAGGTTCTCACCGACGAAAGCTATACCCGATTCAAGGCGCTTATCGAAAGCAAGGACAAGATTGTCAAGGTAGAAAAGCTAGGAGAAATCACCGGGTGGCTTATTGAGGAGTACACGAACCGCCCGGAATAGCGTCCAGAGCCCTCCTGGAATGGGGGATTGATCTCTGGCCCTCAGTAAATGGAAAAGCACTCATGAATGGAGTTCGATTGGAAGCATTAGCTGCTTCGGACCTTGTCGATGTTCTCCATTACCTTTTCGAAGAAGACAATACGTACTCCTCTGGAGAGCATATGGAATC